TACATCGCCTTGTAAAAAATTTAATTCTGCTATCTCTGTTGTGTTAAATCGTGGTGTTCTATTGGGGTCAAACTGACCTAAATTTATCTCTAATATTCTTACTAATTTATTAAATGTTTCAGGCGTAACCTCTTCTAAAGCTATGGGTAACCTAGATGGTAGTAGCTTAGCCACTATCTTTTACCGTCAGGTTGTATATCTAGCCTTGTAAAACCAAGTCGCCATTTAACTCCTAATCTATTACCTGTTGCAGCGTCATCGTCACTTTGCACTCTTAAAACTGCTTGTCTGCCTCTAGCTCTGACATGCACTTGTGCAGTATTATTAGAAATATCTTTAGTAGCTCTTGTGGTCAAAGATTCGCTAGGTGCGTTTCTTGTTTTAAGCAACATATTAATTTGTGGACCTCCAGAAGTAACATTTGTTCCATAAAATTTTACATCTGGCATCATTCTTCTAATAAAAGCAAAATCATTACCGTCTTGCAAATCAAAGTCAGCGCTTTCGATAAAAACATTATCCATAGGCAAGCCATCGTCATCTTCGCCATTTTCATGTGCAAATATAACTCCATTATCAGTTGCTAAAGGACTGTCAAATATATTTTGGTCTACCCATGCTGTTCTAACTAATTGTCCTATTGACCAAACACCTTCTAGGTAGTTGTAAATAACATATCTTGATATTTCTTCTGTGCCATCGCTTTGTGCTGGGTAAAACCACCACACTTCATTATATTCTTTGTTAAGCAATGCAAACACTTTAAAGGCTTGACTTAAATCTAAATCTTCTTGCACATAACTTAAAACGCTACACGGTAATTTTTGTACAGAACCTGTATAGGAATAAAAACCATCATCGCTCATCCAAAACACACCGCTTGGTGAATTGATAGCTGCGTTTGGTCCAATCATACCTGTGCCTTCATTTATTAAATTTAAAGCAAATGTTAGTGGCGGTCCTACGAACTGCATACTGTACATAGACGTATCAGTCCATATTAAAACTTCTTGTCTTGCTCTAATGCCACCTCTTATTTCACTACCTGAGGATAATCTGACAGAGCCTGCTGTGTTTGTAGTTTTAGGCTCAAACTCTGTGATGCTTTCTTGGTCTGAAAATACAACCAACATAGGGTCTATTACACCTGTGCGTGCGCCACCTAAAACCGGGTCAGAACCTAATACAATTACATGCCTATCAGTGTCACTTACAATTGTTTGTAACCCAACAGTAGGTGCTAAATTTGAACCTGACAATGATGTTATATTGACCGCTCTTGTGGTCGTGCCATTGCTTTCGTCCCAATAAAAAATACCGCCACCACGTGCATGTAAAATTAAATCTTCTCCAAAATTATCAGCAGACCATAATCTAAGTTGATTAGTAAAAGATAGGCTTGTAGATGCACCAAAACCACCAGCACCCCAAGTATCAGAACCCCAGCCCGATGCTTGCACAAAAAAATCAATTCCAGTATTTAGCTGATATGCACCAACAACGGACGAACCACCATTGCCACTATCTGACGAGTTAGCAGTTACTGTAACACCAGATGTATTTTTTGCTTCTATCGTATAAGAGTTAGCATTTACGACTGTTGCTATTTGATATTCTTGATTTAAAACGGCAGCAGTAATATTGCCACCCAAACTAGATGCGCCACTGAATGTCACAAAATCATTTTGCACAGCGCCGTGTGATGTATCTGCTACGGTAATTGTAGCGTCACCATTAGTTGCTGAAAATGTAACATCGCCCGCAGACGTGGTTAGTCTGATTGGGGTTATGTCTGCTAAATTGTTTCCTTCTAATATGTTTGCTTTAAGATGTGTGCCAACAAAAAGATATTTTGCACCCTCTAATGAAATCCATGGAAATAATTTACGACAAGTTCCTAAAAAAGTTGCTGTTGTTTGTTTAGTCCAACCGCCAATTTTTTCTGCAAAACCTTTTCTAAACCTTACTAGAGACGCATCAAACCAACCACCAGCATTGGTAAGATTGGTTCCTTCTTTGTCTATACCAGCTTTAAACTGAAACTTTGCAAACGGCATGTTTCATTCTAAGCTATTCTTATTATAGCTGTCGAAGCCGCTTTAGCAGGAAATACTATAGTAAAGTCGCCTGCTGTAGATGTTTTATCTCCACCAAAGTCTATTGTTGCTACAGATTTATTGCTATCAGATGAGTTGTAAATCATACAACCCCTAGCCGTGATTGTGGCTGTGCTAAAAGTAAGGTCACTAAAATCAGTAACAGCAGTCGTACCTGTAGCAGACGGAGTTACATTTGTGAGGTTTGCACCACCTGAAGTATAGTTTGTGCCACTAGCTTGACCTGTGGTGGTAAAAGCTGTTGTTGTAGCACCTAAAGTAGCTGAACTTGTATACAAAGCTAATTTAAAAGTGTCTCCACTAGAATTAGTGAAATTGTGTGTTCCTGTTAAAAGCTCTACTTTAAAGCTAGTTGTTAATGTCGATGATATTGCCATATTAAATACCCTTTATTATTTTTGCTAAATCTTCACTACCACCTGTGGACAAGTCCTGAATCAGGGTAGCTTTATATGATTTTATAGCATTTTCAATATATATCAAACAAACTTTATAAATTAAATCTCTATATGCTCTAGCTTGTGCTTTGATGTGTTCTTCATTGTTGTCTGAACAACCAACGATTTTGTCAGTCAATTGCTCTGCCCAAAACTCAGGAGGATGCCCTCCATATTTAGTTGTTGAAACTTCTACCATGCCTAGTTCTGGCACACCGTCAGGAGTTATTTTTATTACCATTTATTAGGCTCCGGGGGTTGTAAGTGACTGTCATATCTATCTGCCATTTGTGGCAGTATTTGTTTTTTTTGTACTTTTAATTCACTCATTTTTTTTACTTCCATACCATCTTTACCTGCTATTGGTACGTATGGGTCTGCAAGCCTGTGATAACCATATAGCCTTTGTTGTCCCGGTATATTGGTGTCAAGCAAAGTGCTATTAGATGCTACCTCTACTTGTATGCCTTTTTCCATACATTTTACTAGCCAAAATTCAACACAAGCTCTGCCAGCTTCTGCAAAATATAAATTGTTTTTATAAGTAAAATCAACTCCAAATAATTTTATATTGGCCACATTATTCCAATATGCAAATGCAACTGCATAAGCTACAGTATTATTTAAGTAATGACAGTTAGTTGATTTTACTATTTCTTTTATTGGATATTCTATTAGATTTTTGCACCTTGTATCATTTTCACATGTATATATTGGTTTGTTGTGATTTGTAAGCAGCTTTTTCATGCAATCTGTTTGGCCACCCGCATCGTGTGTGTCTAAAAACCTACTAGGTGGGTCCATCATAAATACACGGTCATGAAATATAACTGAAGCAACTGCATTTATTGCCCACACCTCATCAAAGTGTACACTATGCGATTTTGCTAAATTATAATCAAACCAACTTTTGCCTAGACCTACGATAGCAACGGTTTTACCGTTTAACTTTTTTATTGGCTTCATCTCTCTCTCTCAAAAATGTAACTTATGTTACGTTTGTTCTTAGTGAATCATACCTCATTTCATCCCTAGTATCTCGTCCTTCGCCAAGATTTTTTAATCGTAATAAACTTTCTTTAAATCTAGCTTCATACATACCAACATCATCGGCTGGCAATTTTAAAAATATCGCACCCTCTAATAAACAACCATACAGCAAAGTGTCAGGTGCTTCTGTTGACAAATATGTTGTGCCAGAGTCACCACTGTCAGTTAAAGATACAGGTTTAGCTAAATAATGAAGCTCCATTGAATAATTTGCGTCAGGCACGGGTGCCACTTCAAATGTCGTTTGGTCAAATATTGCGTAGTACCTCGGTTTGCCCCTAGTCGTTGTATCAGAAACAAATTCTTTTATAAAAGAATTATGTTTCAAATCTAAATAATCATAGTTATTTGAACTAATAACAGCTAAAGAAAATGGTGCTAGAAAATCGTTAGGCGTGGTCAAAAATCTGTTATCTTGTGAAACATTACCCGATACGTTTCTTCTTTGGTCAGGTATTTGCACTGATTTTAAGATTCTTTCTTCTGCTTGTTCAATAAAAGCATTTAAGTTGTTAACAAAAGTTGTTTCATCAGTTTCTAAGTAATCTTGAATTGCTGTTTTAAGTGTAGATAAAGTAAAACTCATGATGTTGTTATTGTAACTGTACCCAAAGCACTTGTCATGCTATCAGGTGTAGTAAGTTTTTTACCAATTATGCCTAAATCAAAATTTGTATACACTGTAAAAATGGTAGGTGAAACGCTTATATCTGGTCTTGGCTCTCTCACAGCTTGTGGGTCTACAACATTGGTTCTTGGTTCTAATTGTGGATGTTTGATTTCATAACACTCGGGACATGTTTTTAGACCGTTCCATTCTTTTCTTAACTCTTTTAAAAAATATCTAAATCCACATCTATCACAAATTGCATAAGGATTTTTATTGCTTGCAAAAGACATTATGCAATATTGTAATGAGATAAATCAGGTGTAACACGAAATGATGCTCTATCTTCATCAGTATCTAAAGCACGTTGAAATTCCTCATCGTAAATTTGTTTTAGTAAACCTGTTCTTTCAGGACTTTTTTTAATAGAAATGTAATAAGCTAAACCTGCTGTTAAACATGGATAAAATCTGAAAGGTATTTCAACAGTATTTGTAGCTGCATCAACATCGTCCATTCTAGTAAGCACATTTAAGTGTAATGTATATGTACTAGATTTATCAGGCGCAGGATATACTTTTATAGTCGGAGTAATTTGTTTATCTATAAAGAATTGTAAAGGCTTACCTGTGGATGATTTATTTGGTACAGCAGAATATTCACTTCTACTTAGCCTTGTCATTTGTATATCAGAGTTTTCAGAATTAATTGTTTCTCTTACAAAAGCATCTAATACATCAATTGCAGCAGTACCATTACTACTATCTACATTATAACTAATAGTATCTTTAACCATGGTTACTGTTTTTTCTTGTATAGTCCACTGATTTAAACCACGATTTGCCCATTCTGCTAAAAGTAAATTTAAACTTCTTCTAGCCGTTCTAAGGTCATACGCAGTTCTAAGCTCTAGGCCACATCTTTCGAAGGCCTCCTCGATATAGTCTGCAACATCAAGTTCGAAGTTTTTACTATTTGACAGTGACATTACTTTTTCTTTTTAGTTTTTTTTAAAGTTTTTTCTAATCTAGCTGCTTGGTTTGCATGCAACCTAGATGCTTTTTTTAGTTCTGCAATCATTTTGCGTTTTTGTGCAATAGTTAATTCAGCCATCATTTACTTTTTCTTTTTGGCTGAGCCACCTCTACCAAGTTTTTTAACACCTGTCTTGCCTCCACCCATCATTTTTTTAACACCAGCTTTTCCACCGCCCATCATTTTCTTGACGCCAGTTTTCTTTTTAACACCAGCTTTACCGCCACCCATCATTTTTTTAACACCAGCTTTCTTTTTGACACCTGATTTAGCCTTACCACCGCCTTTCATTTTCTTAACGCCAGCTTTGCCACCACCCATCATTTTCTTGACACCAGCTTTAGGCATGCCGCCTTTTCCAACTTTTACAACACCTGATTTAGGAACTGCGCCACCGCCTGCCATTTTTACAGCATTGCCTTGTTTCATTGACTTGGCTAATTCTGCTTTGTCACCCTTAGATAGACTGCCTACCAATTTTTTTAAACCCTTTAATTTGTTCACGATTTACTCCTTCGTTTTAATATATCTTGGAAATCTTTTTTATTCCAATTATTATAATACCCTATTTTTTCTAATGTTTCAGATGCTTTATTTAATTCATCTAGTTTTTGCATAAAAACCATATTATAACTTTCTTCAAAATGTGGTTCAAAATGCTCTTGTTCTACTACCTCTTTTTCTTCATGTTCTTGATGAAAACCCATGAGCCATAAGTTTTTATCATTCAAAAAACAGTTTAGCAAAGATATTCTGCTATCAAAATTATATACCTCAACCTCTGAATTTGTATCACAGTAAATAATTACATCTTTATCTTTTGGAAAGTTTTTTCCTATTGCAACTAAATCAGACCAATACTCACATTTGCTTAATACAACCTTAACTTTATTGTTTGCCCAAGTTTTTTTTGCGTATGGGCATATTGGCTTATCTGTTTCTAAAACTTCTTTTGACCAATCTCTTACTTCTTTTTTTATTGCTGCTTGGCTTATCATTTTTTCTTTTTAACAAAAGTTTTAACATTTGTAGGTTTGCCGCCTACACCTTGCTTTCTTGCTCTTTTTCTTTTCACAGCAGAACGCTTTTGTGCTTTAGTCATACGATTAGCAACTCTTTTAGGCACACATTTTGGATATTTTCTTTTAGAACCTTTGGCTTTTTTTCTACCGCACTTTTCATGGCCACCACCTTTCTTTTTTGAGCCAATATCAACCCAATCTTCAGCAAACCACTTGGTTAAACCTTTCATTACCTACCACGCATTTTCGTTCTTTTTCTTCTGTTTTGCATTATTGCACCACAGCCTTTTGCTATAAAACCGCCATCACGAGCGTGTATAACGCCACCATGTGCTTTACCTTTAGCGCCTTTATAACCACCACCACGTTTTTTATAAGTTTTTACTAGCCATGCTGATGCGTATGCGCTGGGAAAAACATCAAATTTGCGCTTGGCTTCTGCTTTTACTCTTGAATATAATCCGGGATTTGTAACATTACTTGGTACACTAGATTTTTTTGCCATAATATTTACCTTCTTTTTCTTTTTTTCTTAGCTTTACTTAATGCTATAGCCACAGCTTGTTTCTGTGGTCTACCTTCTTTTTTAAGTAGTCTAATATTTTTACTAATTGTTTTTCTGCTTTTACCTTTAGCTAAGGGCATCTAACACTTCCACCTTCTTCTTGCTTGTCTAATCCTAGAGTTAGGATTGTTTCTTGTTTTTGCTGAACTTTTTTTAAGTTGTCCCAAAGACCTAGCACAAAAAGATTTACGCCTTTTAGCCGCTTTACTACCTTTTTTTACTTTACCTGTAACTGCTGTTTTAAGCTTAGAACCGGGATTAGCCTTTCTATAAGCAGCCACACCTTTTTTAGTCATGCCAGCACCAGATTTGGTAGGGCGATAGTTACCGCCCTTACCAACTGTTCTTCTTATAGATTTTGCTTTTCTAGGTTTTGTTTTAGCCTTAGCCATTCATCTAATAATTCTTAGTTAATACTAAAATTATAGAGTAAGTGTCACCACTAGAATGTCCTTTGGTTGTAAAGTCTATATCACCTGTTACGCCGCTACCTGCATTATTAGGTATGCCTGTAAACAAATCATAATACTCATCACCTGTGCTATCTGCTGGTAAACCTATAGCAAGCACATTTGAAGTTGCATCAAACTCTATATTTACTCCCATACCTGCACATGCCCAGTAGATTCTTGATATAGAAACAGAAGTACAAGCTTCACCTTTATCGTTTTTTTCTAAAGCTGAAACATCTACCTTTTTAACTGCGCTTTCACCTGTGCCATCTGATACGTTAGTAAACTTCAAAATAGCCGTTCTTTGGCCATCCTGTATGGTTTGTGAAGTTACTGCGTCTGCCATAATTTACTCCTTATGCGTCAGCAAATGGTGTAACTATTGTGCCTGAGCCTAAAATAATACCTTCTACAGCATATTTAGCACTTGCCATAGCAGTTACTTTAACAATACTACCTGCTAATCCGCCTTTTGTAGAACCATTCATAGTAATTACATCATTAGATGCGCCTGAGATAAATACTTTACCTGAAGCGTCATCTTTACCTGTGTATAAACCACCAACAAATTTATCAGTGCCGTCAGTCAAAATATCCATGTCTGTAGCTGCTGTTTCTACTACAAAGAAGAAAGAAGCGCCTAGATTGTTTAATTGATTTGGGTCTGTATTATCACCGGGGTCGGTTGTTACTATGCTTGGTAAAGTGAATTTACCGTCTGCGTCATTACAAGTTAAAATTTTACCTGCATGTGCAGCAACTGTTAGTGTAGTATCTGCTGTTAAGCTAACTACTGAAGCATTACCTGCTGTTATAAATCCAGCTAATGATTTGACTGGACCTGAAAATGTACTCTTTGCCATATTAAGTTCTCCTTAATAAATCTATCGTCTTGGCTTGTCTGCTAGGTCAGTCGATAGAATAGTTATTTTTCCTAGACTTCGATTGTATATTAGTTTATTGCAAAAAAAAAGGGAGCTAATGCTCCCTTTATTGTTTAGAACCTTAGGCTCCTTGTGAAGCAAATACTCCACGCCAGTTAGATACACCAAATGAATATCTTTCTCTAGCTCTATATCTAATGTTACCTGTTGAAAATTCAGGCTCCATTGTGGTTTCCATAGGTGTTCTGTTGAACATCTTTAAACCTTCTCCATCTTCATTTACTGATGTAAGTATGTAATACGCATCAGGGTCTGTGAGATAGTGATTTACACTAAATCCATTAGGTATTGAAGATTGATTCTTAATAGAGTTAATATCATTGTCTGATGTAGCTGTTCTACCCGGTGTGTTTAAAAGTCTATCAGCCACAAAAACAAGTTGTGGTGGGACAATCAATTTGTCAGGACGGACTGCGATAATCAAGTTCTTATCATCAACAAATGTTGATATATCAATAATATTATCTTCTAGTGAAGTTTCATTTAGGTCAGCCATAGTTGTTGCTCTGTTACGAGCAGTACCACCACCCACTAATGGGTGTGCTGTGGAAACTAATGGTTGTCCATCACCAATAGTAAAGTCAGTGCTAAACGCATTGTTTAATACATTTGCACCTTTTACTTCTTTGGTATGTTGCATTGAACGTGCCAATGCTTTTGTGTATCTACGACCGAGTTGGTCATATAAATTATCTTCGATTGCCTCTTCAGTCAAAGAGAAAGCAAGAGCCACAGTTTCGTGTGTATATCTTGCAGTATATCCTTCTGAAGCATTATCAAAGCTAACGCCAGCACCCTCTTCCTTGACAGGAGCAGCACCAAATCCAACTACTAAGACCTCTTCTTCAAAAGCTCTGTCTGAGTCTTCGATAGAAAATAGTTCTTCGTATTCGTTTTGATATTCGTCATATTCAAGTCCGAAAAGTGCATTTAGACCGGGTTCAAGTTCTTTCGCTAGTTGCGCTCTACTTATAGCCATCTAATTACTCCTTATGCTAATCCTGCGCCTTTTACACCGCAGATATGATTTTGAATAACAACCAAAACATTTGTGTTAGCTGAAGCGACATCTGAATTTTCAGGGTCTTGGCTAATGTCTATTGCCTTTAAAGGCAAATTTGTTGTAGTTGCACCTGTTGTGACATCTAACTCTGCTCCTGAGATACCTGTTGTGGTACTTCCTGAGTTTGTGTAAACAATGTCAAAATTACCAAACAGGTCGGCCACTGGGAAAGTGTCGTCTGCTTGTATTTCAAAGACCGTATTAGGGTCATCGTGTACAAAAGCAATAATATCT